ACAAAGGGGCAAACCATGGCAAGACTAAAGATAGTTCGTACAGATGGAAGCGTACTAGAAGGCGAGATCACTCCAGCAGTGGAGTACTCATTCGAGCAGTACGCTAAAAAGGGCTTCCATAAGGCGTTTCGCGATGAGGAAAAGCAGAGCGATGTCTATTGGTTAGCATGGGAAGTTACTCGCAGGTCAGGTGAAACTGTTAAGCCTTTCGGGATTGACTTCATTGAAACATTGAAAAGTGTTTCTGTGGAGGATTCAGACCCTTTAGCTTAAAGCGCGATCTTCCGTTCACCTACCTAATCGCTAGGCTAAGCATTAGGTTAGGGATCGCGCCACAGCAATTATTAGAGCTAGATCGAGACATGCTCAATGCATTGTTTCAAGGTCTTACCGACGAAGCAAAGGAGCAACGAGATGCCAGCAACCGTCAAAGGCGGCGTTGAGCTTCGCAGGGCACTTCGTAAGTTCAGCCCAGATCTAGCAAAGGCATTGCCTAAAGAAATTGCCGCGGCACTAAAGCCTATTACTAGATCCGCTAAAGGCTATCTTCCAGATGACGGGCAAGTTTTAAGTGGCTGGCTAGCTCGTGAGAGTTCAACCGCTCGTTTTCCTTCTTACAATGCTCGCATCGTTAAGCAAGGCATTGGCTATAAGACAACACCATCAAAGCCTAACCGCAGAGGCTTTAGATCTCTTGCTCGCGTATTTAACAAAAGTGCCGCTGGAGCAATTTACGAAACTATGGGGCGTAAGACTCCACAAAGCAGATTCGTACAAAATCAGACTGGCAAGTACAGCTCACAGATGAAGGGCGATCAGAAGATGGAAGGTCGCGCATTGTTTAGAGCATACGAAGAAAACAATGGCAAAGCTAGAGATGCAGTCCTCAAAGCAATTAAGGGCGCATCGGACAAACTAAACGCGAGAGCAAGGGTGTAACTCATGGCTAATGTACTGATTGATATTGCCTCGGAGTTCACAGGTAAGAAGGCCTTTAACCAAGCTGATAAAGCCACAGATAAACTTAGCAAGAATGTCAAAAGATTAGCTGGGGCTTTTGGTCTTGCATTTAGCACTACAGCCGTCCTTGCTTACGGCAAAGCCTCTGTAAAGGCAGCAGCCGCAGATCAGAAGGCACAACAACAACTAGCTCTAGCATTGAAGAATGTAGGACTAGAGCGCGATGCTGCTACATCAGAAGCATTGATTCAACGCTTACAGAGCGAATACGGGATAGTCGATGATCTTTTACGCCCTGCTTATCAATCATTGGCTATCGCGACACGCGACACAGCAGAAGCACAAAGACTTCTTAATCTTTCTTTAGACATTAGTGCTGCAACAGGTAAGGACCTAGGCTCTGTCACAACAGCATTAAGTCGTGCCTACCTAGGTAATAACACAGCACTTAGTCGTTTAGGCGTAGGTATCTCAAAGGCAGATCTTAAGGCTAAATCATTCTACGAAATAACCACAGAGTTACAGGATACCTTTAAGGGTTCAGCCACAGCAGCGGCTAACACTTTCCAAGGTTCAATGGATAAACTAGGTGTTGCTTCTGCCAATGTCTCAGAAATTATTGGTACAAGCTTGATTGATGCTCTCAAGGGATTGGGAGATGAAAATTCTGTCGATGACCTAGCAGCATCGATGGAAAGAGTTGCGCAAAGAACAGGCGATATTATTCGCGGTATTGGTGTTTTGATTAACAAGTTAAAGCAACTTCCGGGCATGCCTGATTTTAGTGTTCTATACGATATTTCTTATTTACGCCTATTAGAAAAGATAGGCTCCAATTCTCGTGCAGGTTCTGCTGGCGGATTTCCGCAAGGGCCTCCTGCTGATTTAACACGTCAGTTTGCAAATCCTCAAAGCAAGTCAGACAAGGTAGCAAAAGATACTCTTAAGATTAACAAGGAAAGCCTTAAACTTGCTAAGGCTAGAGCAGTCTTTGATCTACAAAAGATCCAGATCGAGGCTGCCCTGAAGGGTAAAATCTCAGAAGAAGATAAGATCCGCTTAAAGCTTATGAAGGCGATCGAGGAAGAAAACCTTACTAATATTGAGAAGTACCAGAAGGCTTTGACCCTGGCTCAAGAAAAGTCAGCAGAATTAGCAAAAGCATTAACGGCAATTCAAAGCATAGATACAGGCAATCCGTTTTCTAAATGGCCTGATTATGTCAAGACGGCGATTGAATTAACTAATACTGTCGCACAGGCTTCATTACAGGCTGGCATTGCAGCAGGTGCAAAACTTTCAGAAGCTTTGTCAGGTGCTCGTTATGCAGCGCAAGGCGCAGCAGCAGCACAGGCAACAGCCGATGCAGCTGCAATCGCTGGAGTTTATGGATCGGCTACAAGCTCTGCGACTGCTTCAATCGCAGCACAAACAAAAGCAGCTCAAGAGGCAGCAGCAGCACAGGCCAAAGCATCTCAAGAAGCAGCTGCGGCACAACTGGCGGCAATCACAGCAGGATCTAAAGCACAACAAGATGCTTTCGCTGCACAATTAAAAGCACAGCAAGATGCACTTACCGCTCAATCTAAAGCACAATTAGAAGCATTACAGCAACGATTGAGCGAAGAAGCAGCAGCATACAAAGAAGCGGCAGAAGCAGCGGCAGCTGCGGCAATGGCAGCTTTAGACACAGGTGCAAGCGCAGGTGTGTCAGGTTCATTAGCCAAGATTGCATCTGAGGCAGCAGCACAGGCTGCGGCTGCGGCAGCAGCAGAAGCGGCAGCAGCGCAAGCAGCTGGATCAGTCATGGGCGGCAATACAACAAAGATTGAAGTTACAGTCACAGGCGATCCTTTTACAGATCCCAATGCTGTAGCTGAAAAGGTAGTAGAGATTATTAGAAGTGCTAGCAACCGCGGTACTGTGGATGTTCAAGGGTTTGAGTAATGACCTGGCTTCCTGAATGGCGTGTAACTGTTGGCGATGATGTCTATACGACTGTCACGGCTGTATCTTTCTCTGCTGGTCGCTTAGACATTGATAAGCAATGCACAGCAGGTTACTGCCAAGTAGACATCATTAACACAGATGGATCACCCTTCACCATCGATGTAACAGACACAATTACCTTAGAGTTAAAGAATAGTGCTGGGACTTATGTAACTGTATATGGCGGCGAGGTTTCAGACTTTTCTGTCGGAGTGCGCAGTCCAGAGGAAACAGGCTTTATTACTTACGGCAGGATCTTAGGCGTAGGATACCTAGCCAAGCTTACTAAGTCTGTCTATAACACAGCCCTTGCAGAAGGATTAGATGGCGGACAGATTGCAGCCATCGTAGATAATGTCCTTAACCTGACTTGGGCTGAGGTCACTCCCACACTTACATGGGATACCTACCCAGCAACTACTACATGGGCAGATGCCGAGTCTTACATCGGAAACATCGACTCAGGCTTCTACACCATGATCAACCTAGCTGCATCGGCTACGGCTAAGAGCAACAGCCTCACAGATCAGATCGCTAACAGCGCGCTTGGTCAAATGCATGAGGAAAAGAATGGCTTGGTTTCTTATGATGATGCAGACCATCGCAGCAATTATCTAATAGCCAACGGCTTTACTAACATCAATGCCGCTTATGCAAGCCCTAACACTATTCGCTCAACAACTCAGACTAACCGCATCCGTAACAGTCTTATCTATAAATACGGGGCAGGATACGCTTCTACCTACAGTACCTCTGATACCGATTCTGTGGCTACCTACGGGCTTTATGAGCGATCCTTCGAGTCAAACATTAAGACTCTTGGTGACATTACTACAATCGGCTCTAGAGAGTTAAACCTGCGGAAGAATCCTAGAGGCTCTCTGGAAGCGATTACCTTCCGCCTAGATAATCCGGACCTGCCAAGTGCAGATCTGGACACTCTTATTAACATCTTTTTTGGTCAGCCTGTCTTAATTACTAACCTGCCAAGCAACATGCTAGGTGGTCAGTTTGATGGCTTTGTGGAGAACGTAGCCATAAGAGCTACTCCATCATCTGTAGACCTGACCCTCTACATCTCAGCCACAGATTTCTCACTATCTACTACCCAATGGGAAACAGTATTGCCAGCCTCACTCATTTGGACTGGCGTAAATGCTACACTTACATGGACTAACGCGACTGGAGCACTAACCTAATGGCAACTACTACACCTAACTTCGGTTGGACTGTTCCGACCTCATCTGACCTAGTTAAGAATGGCGCAACTGCCATCGAAACACTAGGTGACTCTGTTGATGCATCCTTTGCAGGTCTTACAGTCAACGCACAGACGGGCCTTACCTACACGGCAGTCAAAGCAGATGGTCTTAACGCTATTGTCACGATGGACAATGCAGCAGCTAACGTGTTCAGCATTCCAACCGATGCCACATATAACTTTCCTATTGGTACGACTCTAGTTGTCTATCAAAAGGGTGCAGGAATTACTACTATCCAAGCCGTAACATCTGGCACTACTACAGTAGTTAGCGCAGGTGCGGTTGCAGCTGCTCCAGTATTGGCTCGCTATAAGTCTGCT